TGGTTATTTCAAATCAGGAACGGTATCTTCAGCAACACTAACTGCAGGAAGTGGATCTACTCCTGGAAACAATGCCGATGCAGCACGCAATGGTTCTGGTCAAGGCGGGTCTGGATCAACAAATGGAACAGATGGTCGTGCTATTCTTACATTTGTAAGCGCACCATAAATAAATTAGGATAGAACAATGCCAATAATCGCAAACACAACTTCTGCTAACACATTCAGCGCCATTCGTGCGCAGCTGAATTCTGTTACCAAGAGATTGAATCAGTTTGCGGTCAACGAGTCAAGTCTATACGCAAATACGATTACAGCTAACGTAACACTAAAGATTGTTGGCGGTTTGAATGCTAACAACTCGTTAGGTACAGCTGGCTATGTTCTCAAGACAAACGGAACAGCTGCTTACTGGGATGCTGCTGGTGGTGCCGGTGCTGTTGGTGGCGGAACAGATAAGGTATTTTACGAAAACGATATCACAATCACGACTAACTATACTATAGGAACAAACAAAAACGCAATGACTGCTGGACCCATTACAATCAACTCTGGCGTAACAGTTACGGTTCCCTCTGGTTCTGTTTGGAGTATTATCTAATGCCTCTTGCGCTCAAATCTTCTGGTGGCGGTTCTGTTACACTAGATACTCCAGTAACAGCGTCAACTTTTACATTGACTATTCCTGCGCTAACAGCAACTGTTATAACAGATTCATCTGGTGTGTTGAATATTGGTTCTGGGCAGCTGTATAAAGATGCTTTCGGCAACGTGGGGATCGGGACAAGTTCGCCGAGTGCTAAATTAGACGTATCCGGCAATGTTGGGTTTTGGGGAAGCGGTGGTAGCGCAACAAATCGTCTTAGCTTTACCTATAACGGAGCTACGGGTGAAGCTACGATTGGACCAAACTCAACAGGTGGTAGCACGTTCCTGACACTTGGTACGTCAAATGCTGGCACGTATGCAGAACGCGCTCGCATCGACAGCAGCGGTAATTTGTTGGTGGGGACGACAACCGCTATTGGTGTTGGTTTAACTATTGCTAATCCGGCTGGTGGAAGTCAAATTTCAATCAGAAATACTTCAGCAACTGCTGGTCAATATTGGACAGTAGGTGGAACAAGCGACTCTCGGTTTTATATTCTAAATGCAGCAAGTGCTGGCGTTTATCTTACATACGGCGCTACGTCTTGGACGGGAACTTCAGACGAGCGTGTAAAAGATATTATTGAGCCAATTCAAAACGCTACTACCAAACTGGCTAATTGGCGCACAGTCATAGGTAAATTTAAAACTGATGAAGAAGGAACTCGCCGCTCATTCTTAATGGCTCAGGATGTGTTAAAAACATTTCCTGAAGCGGTTGATGCAACAAATCCTGAAGAGTATGGATTGCGTTACCAAGATGTTATCCCTGTTTTGGTCAAAGCCATCCAAGAACTCAAAGCAGACCTTGACGCTGCTAAAGCAGAAATTGCTACACTAAAGGGTAATGCATAATGTCAACAGTAAAAACTATCAACATCATTCATCCTTCTGGTTCGACCACAAATATCGTAAACGATTCCAGTGGTAATATGACTGTTGGCGGCACGATGGCTATGTCCTCGTCGTTCATGCGCAATCGCATTATCAATGGCGCGATGGTTGTGGATCAGCGTAATGCGGGGGCGAGTGTTACTCCTACAAGCGGCCAATATCTTGTTGATCGCTGGTATTATATTGGATCACAAGCATCAAAGTTTACCGCCCAACAAAATGCAGGAGCGATAACTCCTCCAACTGGTTTTTCAAATTATCTTGGCATGACTGTAGCTTCGGCTGTTACGGTAGGTGCATCTGATTATTTTGGCATTGTTCAACCGATTGAAGGGTTTAATTTTTCAGATGTTGGTTTTGGGACAGCATCGGCAAAAACAGTAACCCTTTCCTTCCAAGTGTATTCATCATTAACTGGAACATTTGGCGCTTCGTTAATCAATTATGCTGTCAATCGTTCCTACCCCTTTAGTTATACAGTCTCATCTTCAAACACATGGACTTCAGTTTCTGTCACTATACCCGGAGACACAACTGGAACGTGGGTTGGTGCGACCAACAGCGTTGGTGTTTATGTTCGCTTTGGTCTTGGTTCTGGATCAACATTTTCTAGCACAGCGAACGCATGGGGAGCTGGCAATTTTGTGCAACCGACAAGTTCAGTTTCAGTCGTAGGCACCAACGGCGCAACCTTCTACATCACAGGCGTCCAGCTTGAAGTTGGCTCTGTGGCAACTCCGTTTGAGCGGGAGATTTATTCGCAGACGCTGGCGAAGTGTCAGAGGTATTATTGGAAGTCAAACACCCAAAGCGGAACGCCCGGAATTATTGGAAACGCCTATCAGGCAGGTATGTATGTTGGAACAGGATGGAGTTTCCCTGTGCAAATGAGGGTTGGTCCAACGGTTTCAAAGGTTGGGACATGGCTTGTTAGTAACTGTAGTCAGCCAGCCATTTGGCAAAATGACATCAATGGATTTGTAATATTTTCTACTGCATCTGCGGCTGGTGTTGTTTATTTCAACCCAAGCAATGCTGGCTGCTATGTGGAAGCTACGGGAGCTGAGCTATGATTTATAAACTGTCTCAATTTCCTAATCAGATCATTGGTATTGACGGTGATAAAACCATGTTCATTCCAATGAATGAAGCCAACACCGACTACCAGAAATATCTGGAGTGGCTTGCTGAAGGCAACGAACCATTACCACCTGATGAGGAAACAAACTAATGCCTATCGTTCTTAACGGATCTGCAGGAATTACCTCACCAGATATAGAACTGGCTGCAGGAACAACAACCACATATCCTATAAAACTAGCATCAGGAACTAACTTAACATCAGCAACTGCTGGTGTGGTAGAATACGATGGGAAAGTTCCGTATTTCACACCACAGGGCACACAGCGTGGTTTGATTCCTGGGATGCAGTTCTATTGTTTGCAAACTGGATATACGTTTAACAGCAGCACATCTACCATTTCAATATACAATGTTGGCGTAACGCTTTCATCTTCAACCATATACGCATTTGAAGGTTTATTTGTAATGGTGAGATCAGCAGCTCTTAACGCTACATACAACGTTGGTTTTGGTGGAACAGCAACAGTTAACAACATATTATATCAAACACACTCAGTATTCGATTCGGGTGGTATTCCACAGTTTGATACTACCACCAACTTAGCTGTTATCAACACTACTGCTTTGACGGCGTTTACAACAGCCGCATCAGTCAGCACAATAACAGCATTTGTTACAGGCACAGTATCAATTAATGTTGGTGGAACGTTCATTCCTCAGTATTCACAATCGGCTGCTGGTACAGGAACAGTTACAAATCAAACTGGTGCATATTTCAGAATCTATCCAATTGGAACAGCTGGATCAGCAGTCAACGTAGGAACGTGGGCTTAGTATTTTTATAAATAGATTCACAAATCGAGGATTTTAACATGGAACATATTTTCAGTGCAATTCATTCAGCCGCAGAGCAGGATGCCGCAGGATTCCGCGACGCGATTAGCGCAGCATTAGCTTCAAAAATTGAAGATGCTCTCGAAATGAAGAAAGTCGAGATTGCGTCAAACATGTTTAATCCGCAAGAAGAAGAGCTCGCAGTAGAGCAGGAGACAGTATCAGATGAAGACATTCAGACAACTGCGTGAAGCTCTAGCTAAGGAAGATAATCCAGAAGCTAAGGCTCTTCGTCCACGCGCTCAAGGCGAGCAAGATTTTTACGACGCGCACGCGCGCGAAGTAACAGACTATCCAGTGAAGGGTGCTGGTGCAGAAGATAAAGGGCAAGCTGATCATCAGCCAAACAACGGTGATCGCGCTCCAATTCAGCAAGGCACATCAAAGCTCGCAGATAAGTCTGGATTCAAAGGTAACAAGACACCAATGACTCGCGCTGACAAGACTCAAGGCGAAACGAAGCCAGTTAAGACTTCTCCTTCTGCTGTTCAAGCTCCATCTTTCGCTGAATCAGTTTTCGTTAACGCTCCAGTCATTTCAGAGTCAGATGAAGACTCAATCGAAGTTGAACTCATGAACGGCGACGTCATTGAAATCAACGAAGACGTATTCAATGGTCTCATGGAAGTTTACTCGCAACTGAATACAGGTAATCAAGTTGTATTCAAAGGCGCTGTAAATGAAAGCATCGAATCGTTTGAGAAGGTTCTTGATTTCGTTTTCGAAACCCTTCAGGGAGATGAATAATGGCTGCTGAAGGTATTGTAAACAAGCACAACAAGGGTGGTTGGTTTATTGCCAAATTCAATAAGAGCGGATTCATCAAGGCTAATCACCCAACAGCAACTATTGGTGCAAACTCTGCGGGTGAAACTGTTACTCGCATGAACATTGTTTCAGCTGAATGGTCTTGCGGAAACAATGCGTATTGGGAAGTAAAGCGCGGATCAAATACAATTTTGCTTCTTACGGACGGTCAGCACGTTATGGATTTTTCAGATTCACGACTTATCGACAACGGTGATGCAGAAGCAACATCAAACGTTGTAATTACAAAAGTTGGATCTGGTCCAGTAACTCTTATTCTTAAGATGCACAAGACTGTTTCGATTACAGGGGGCTCGAGCTACTAATGAAACTCATCTGCGAAGTCAACGAAAACATTCAGATTATTACTGAAGCCAATGAAGCGGGTGAGAAGCAGTATTTTCTTGAAGGTATCCTCATGCAGGGTAATCTCAAGAACAAGAACGGCCGTATGTATCCTACCGAAACGCTAGCCAACGAAGTCGCTCGATATAATCGTGAGTTCGTTGAGCAGAATCGTGCTTATGGTGAGCTTGGACACCCACAGGGACCAACCATCAATCTTGAGCGCGTATCCCACATGATCAAGTCGCTCCGTCAAGAAAACGATAACTTCATTGGCCGTGTGAAGATCATGGACACACCTTACGGAAATATCGTAAAGAATCTCATGAAGGAAGGCGCTAAGTTAGGCTTTTCTTCACGCGGTATGGGATCTCTCGTTAAGAGAGGCGAACTAATGGAAGTTCAAAAGGATTTCCATCTAGCTACCGCTGCTGATATCGTTGCCGACCCGTCTGCTCCACAAGCTCTTGCTAACGGAATTATGGAAGGCAAAGAGTGGGTTTGGGATAACGGCATCCTGGTAGAAAAGGATGTAGCTCGAATCAAAAATGATATTAATGAGGGATATTCAACGAGAGAGGAGCGCGAAACCGTTCTTCTAAATGCGTTTAATAAATTCCTTAAGAATATCTAAATGATAACGTTTTTATAAATAAACTAGAAGAATCTTCTAATAACCCTGAGGAGAATATCAATATGTCAGGTCAGGATACCAACGTCGAAAAGCTCGACGTGCAAGAAGCAAAAAAAGCGAGCTACGGCGTTAATGCTGAAATCGCTGAACCTACTGGAGTTCAGGCAGCAGTTCCTGGCGGTGTCGCTCAGAAGGGCGAAGTCTCTGGTCCAATGACTCAGGGTTCAGGCATTAAGCCATACACCAAGGTAGGCATGATTAATTCTATGATTCAGTCACTTGGTGGCATGAAGAAAGCAGAAGTATCAGCTATGTATGACAAGTTCAAGGGCGACAAGACAAACCCAACACAGGGTTCGTCTGTTAATCCAAGTGCTCGTGTAGCCGAACAAGCAGAACCTACAAAGATTGCTCGTCTTACCGTTGAAGATATCGACGTTTCGGAAGACATCAAGGCAATTTTTGCTGGAACAGAAGTTTCCGAAGAGTTCATCTCAAAGGCAACTGAAGTTTATACAGCTGCTATTCTGTCAAAGGTAAATGAGCAGCTCGAAGCTGTCGAATCACAGTTCGACGATTCACTGACAGAAGAAACCGCTACGATTTCTGAAGAACTCGTTGAGCGCGTTGACACATACCTCGATTACGTTGTTGAGCAGTGGATGGAGTCAAACTCTGTAGCCATCGAGCGTGGGCTCAAGGCTGAGATCGTAGAAAACTTCATGAAGGGCCTGAAGGGTCTGTTCGAAGCTAACTACATCGACATTCCAGATGAAGCTGTTGACGTTGCTGAAGAACTCGCAGATCGTTGTGAAGCTCTTGAGTCAGCTATCAACGAAGAAATCGAAAAGAACGTTGAGCTTACAGCTCAGCTAAAAGAATTCGAACGCTCTTCAGCGTTCGCAGAAGTTTCAGAAGGCCTGACAGATACGCAGGTTGCAAAGCTGCAGTCACTTTCTGAAGCAGTTGAATTCGAAGATGTTTCGACATATTCGAAGAAGATTGCTACTCTTCGTGAAAGCTATTTCCCAACAAAAGGCAAGGCCAGCCAATTGTCGGAAAGTGTAGCTTTCGATGAGGAACCAGTGGGTGACCTTGAAGAAGGCACCGAAAAGCAGGTTCCAGTTGAGATGGCTGCTTATATGTCCGCAATCACTCGCGGCATCAAAAAGTAATAACAAGGTAATAGGAGAATTAACATGCAATCTCTGAATGAAACAGTTCAGAAAAAGTGGCAGCCAGTCCTGGAACATCCTGATCTGGCTCCCATCAAGGACACACACAAGCGTAGCGTAGTTGCACAACTTCTGGAAAACCAGGAGCGTGCTGCTCGTGAAGACGGATTCGGTTCAGGCGGCTATCGCGCTCCTGGTCTGCTCGGCGAAGCTGCTCCAATCAACTCGATGGGCGCCTCGTCTTCAACAGCTGGTGACGGCTCGGTCGATACATTCGATCCAGTTCTGATCTCGCTCGTTCGTCGTTCTATGCCTAATCTCATTGCTTACGATATCTGCGGCGTTCAGCCAATGACAGGTCCAACAGGCCTGATCTTCGCAATGCGTTCACGTTACACAACTCAGTCTGGTACGGAAGCTCTCTTCAACGAAGCTAACACAACTTTCTCTGGTTCGGCTGCTGGCAACACTGCTTCACGTCTCGTTGTTGGTAACACTTCAACTGGCCGTTCGCAGGAAGCTAACGATCCAACACTCCGTGCATCTGCTGCTACTTCGGGTTCGTATACTGTTTCGACTGGTATGACACGTGCTCGTGCAGAAGCTCTCGGTGACGGTGCTGCAAACGCTTTCAACGAAATGGCTTTCTCGATTGAGAAGGTTGCCGTTACTGCCGTTTCACGTGCTCTGAAGGCTGAGTACACGATGGAACTCGCTCAGGATCTTAAGGCTATTCATGGTCTGGATGCTGAAACAGAACTGTCAAACATCCTCGCTGCTGAAATCCTCTCGGAAATCAACCGCGAAGTTGTTCGTACGATCAACTACACAGCTTCGGCTGGTGCTACTGAGAACGTAACGACATCTGGTACTTTCAACCTCGACGTTGACTCAAACGGTCGCTGGATGGTTGAAAAGTTCAAGGGTCTCCTGTTCCAGATCGAGCGCGAATCTAACCAAATTGCCAAGGCAACTCGTCGTGGTAAGGGTAACGTTCTGATCTGCGGATCGGACGTAGCTTCTGCTCTTCAGATGGCAGGCGTTCTGGATTACACTCCAGCTCTTGCTAACAACCTCAATGTTGACGATACAGGCAACACCTTCGCTGGTGTTCTCAACGGACGTATCAAGGTCTATATCGACCCATACTTCGCATCGTCAGCTGGTTCGCAGTATTTCACACTCGGCTACAAAGGCTCTTCAGCTTTCGACGCTGGTCTGTTCTACTGCCCATACGTTCCTCTCCAAATGGTTCGCGCCGTTGGTCAGGATACGTTCCAGCCAAAGATCGGCTTCAAGACACGTTACGGAATGGTTGCAAACCCATTCGCAACATCTTCTGCCGATGGCGTTATTGGTGCTCCAAACACCAAGGGTTACAACACCTACTATCGTTTCGTCAAGATCACAAACTTGATGTAATCGAAACCCTCCATGTGGGAGGGGATAAGAAGACGGGTTCAAACCGCAAACTTAGGGGAGCAGAAATGCTCCCCTTTTTTATTATAAATAGCTCTATGAAAACGTTTTCTCAGTTCATTGCCGAAGCTCCTCTCATGTCTAAGATTGGGAGAAAGACAAAGTTCGCTCCAGAAACCGGCAAACACATGCCCGAGCATGAAGCTGGAAAGAAAGTTGCAAACATTGACAAAGAACATGCTTTGCATCACTACAAAGATTCTGGTCAAGATATCTACGTTGCTCGTCATAAGAAAACTGGCGTAGTTAACGCAACGATTGCTGGTAAGAGAAACTCTAAGTCTGGCACTTATACAGTTCACACAGCAGACTCGACAGGACAGGGACCGAAGGTTCACAAGGTCTATCGCAAGATCATGCAGTCTGGACATTCACCAACCATCGTTGGTAAGTCGCACTCGGCAGGTGGTCAGAAGATTTGGCAGAGTTTGTCGAAAGAACGTGGTGTGTCTGTTCACGGATGGCATCACGGTAAAGCCCATAACATTGATACACGCGATTCTGAAGATACGCACGTTCCAGATACAGAAGCTAAAGCTGGTCATCTGAAGAACGATCCCGCTGGTAAGACACAGTATAAGATGAAGCTGATTGCTTCCCTACATAAGAGAAAGACGGCTAAGTAATGTCAGCAGTCGAAAATTCACCAACCAACATTAACTTCTTAGGACAGAACGGCTTTCGATTTGCCGTTAAGAGGCTTCCTAATGTAAATTATTTTTGTCAGGCTGCAACTGTTCCAGCAATATCTATGAATGCTATTGAAAGTCCTACACCATTCGCGTTCGTTCCGCGCCCTGGCGATAGACTAAACTATGATCCATTGGTAATTCGTTTCAAAGTCGATGAAGATCTTACTAACTATTTCGAAATTCAAAAATGGCTTGAAGGATTAGGACATCCAGATAGCCTAAGTCAGACTCGTGATCTATCTAAAAATATCAATAACAATTTGATTGCGGGAACACGTCAAATAGGATACTATACTACTTTCGTGTCAGATGCGACTCTTTCCATTCTCACGAGTGCTAAAAATCTCAATAAGAACATATTCTTTTATGATTTGTTCCCAATCAGCCTTACGGAGCTGAGCTTTGAATCTACCAATACTACCATCGAATATCTCGAAGCTACAGCCACGTTCCGTTATCGTAAGTATGCGTTAGAAGAATAGATTACCCCTGTTTAACACAATCATTATATCTGACAACTGTTCCATTGTCAAGATCGTTGTTTGTTCTTGACAATTGGCTCTCATGGTGATACGATTAGAATATGAAATTAGAAGATATCTATACCATGTGGGATAAAGACGCCAAGTATGATGATCTCAACTTGGACGCAGAATCCCTTAACATATCCTCCCTCCACGCCAAATACAATCGTCTGCTGAGCGAAACGCGCAGTCAGTTGCGTTCTGCTGTAATCAAGAAGAAGTCGCACTATAGCACGCTGCGTGATTACTATCTAGGCAATCTTAACAATCCAGAAGATCTAGAACGTATTGGGCGTCAGCCATTCCTTAACAAAGTTCTCAAGAACGAAGTGCAGGGATACATCGACGCTGACGGTGATCTAGTTCGTATCGACGAACGCATCGCTCTGCTAGAAGAAAAGGTAGAAGTGATTGTCGAGATCATGAAGTGTATCCATAAGCGTGGATACGATATCAAGTCCGCCATTGAGTGGAGAAAGTTCACGAATGGATTCTGATCTAAAGCTCGTTAAGATAAATGAAGCGTGGTTGCGTGTCGATGGCGACATGGGTATCGCGCGCGAGCTTTCAGAACATTTGACGTTTGAAGTTCCTGGTGCTAAGTTTTCTCCAAAGTATAAAGCTCGCGTATGGGACGGAAAGATCCGACTACTAAACTCACGCAACATGCAAGTTTATACTGGGCTTACACAAGAGATTGTAAAGTTCTGCGAGGAACGTGACTATAGTATAGATGTTGATCCTGAATTGACTATGACCGAGGAGTTTTCCCTTGCTGAAGCTAAAGAATTTGCAGACAGCCTCAATCTTCCGTTCGTGCCTCACGATCATCAGCTACGCGCTTTTGCTCTTGCTGTTCGTAACAGTCGCGGTATCCTTATCAGTCCTACTGCTTCTGGCAAGTCTCTAATTGCTTATCTGATAACGAGGTATTATCTTGAACAGCTTGAAGGTCGCATCCTTATTCTTGTGCCAACTATTTCTCTTGTGCATCAACTACGCTCTGATTTTGCCGATTATGGTTTTGACGTGGATGCTTTCGTTCACACCGTCTTTGGAGGACAGGATAAACAAACAAATAAACAAGTTGTTATCTCAACATGGCAATCGGTTTACGAACTTCCTAAAGCGTATTTCGAATCGTTTGATGTAATCATTGGTGACGAAGCGCATCTGTTCAAAGCGCAGTCACTGACTAAGATCATGACCAACATGACTGGCACGAAGTATCGTTTCGGTATGACTGGAACGCTGGATGGTAGTCAAGTAAACGAGTTAGTGCTTACGGGTTTGTTTGGTCCTACACATAAGATCATTGATACTAAGGAACTTATTGATAGTGGAAAACTTGCTGCAATTAAAGTCAAAGTTCTCATGCTTATGCATCCGTTGGAAGAATGTAAGAAACTCGTTGGGGGATCATACCAAGACGAAGTTGAGCATATTATTTCGTTTCCTCCTCGTAATAAGTTTATTCGTAATCTTACCGTATCTCTTAAAGGTAACACTCTAGTTCTCTATGCCTACGTCGAGAAACACGGTCAAGTTCTTTATGATCTTATCAAAGACAAAGCTGGTGAACGTAAAGTTTTCTTCGTGCATGGGGGTGTGGATGGAGACGAGCGCGAAGCTATCCGACATATCGTTGAGAAGGAAACTGATGCGATCATCGTCGCTTCTTACGGTACGTTTTCTACAGGCATAAATATCAAGAACCTTCATAACGTAGTTTTTGCAAGTCCAACTAAAAGTCGTATCAGAACTCTACAGTCTATCGGTCGTGGTCTTAGAACTGCTGAAGGCAAAGATGGTATGACGCTGTTCGATATTGCCGACAATCTTTCGACGAGCAAAGATAAAAAGAACTACACACTAAACCATCTTATTGAACGAGTCAAGATGTATAGTAGTGAGAGCTTCCCTTACGAATTACACACTATCAAGCTCAGGAGTGATAATGGATCACAGCGAAGTATACTTTTTGAAGATGAATAATGGCGAAGATTTGCTCGTGCAGCTTATCGGTGACGATGAAGATTGCTTATGGGTTACACAGCC